AGCTCAAGCTGCGACATGCCGAGTTCAAGTCTTTTTTCTCTGACCCTGTTTCCAAAATCTATGGTTGACATATTGAACACCTCGTTTACGATTATAAGGATTAATGGCAGATTGTCAACAAAAACCGAAAATATTTTTTTGGAAAAATCAAAAAAAACTGTTGACATTCTGCCAACTATGATATATTATAACGATGTTGACAGTTTGCCAACGCAATAAAAAACAGGGGGTGATTCGATGTTTAACGCCGACGCTATGGAAACGGTCATCAACAATCGGGGTGTGAAATATAAGACAATAGCCGAACATCTTGATATGTCTGACAACTCCTTCCGCAATAAACGCAAAGGGATAACGGAGTTCACGCAGTCAGAGATATCGGCTTTCTGTGAGTATTTCAGATTGTCAGACGCCGAGCGTAACAATATTTTTTTTGCGTAGAGGTTGGCATATAGTCAACCGTCAAAGGAGAATAAAACATGTTCTATGTAATCACTTATGAAAGCGGAGAAGCAAGGTACGGCAATTTTTCAAGCTACGCCGACGCCCTGAACTACGCTGACAGCCGTCCCAGCGGAGAGTATACCATCGAGGAGTACGACAGCGAAGAAGACTGGGAGGCGTCATTATGAAAGAAGAAAACATCCGCGTCCTGGTGATGGAGCCGGACAGGGCCGCCGAGGAACACACGGTCCCTAACACGCTGGAAGCGCTGCAGGAGCTTGTCGGCGGGCGCATCGAAGTCATAACACTGACTGGAAATATGGCGCTTATCGTGGACGAGGAAGGCAAATTCAAAGAGAAAGCCGCTTGCATGTTCCTGTTCCGGAACGGCTGGATCGACACGCTTGTCGGGACGGTGGTCGCGATCGGGACGGACGGCGAGGAGTTCTGCGGACTGACGGACGGGCAGATAACAAGAGCCCGGAACATCTGGATGATTGCGAACGTCGCCACAGGAGGATAAGGGAGCTGTTCGCGAAGTCTGATGTGAGAATTTAGCTGTCAGCTATTAAAACAGAAAAGGAGAATAACAATGAGCAGACAGGCAGTACAACGAAAAGACACAGTCCTGACGTCGACAAAGGCCGCGATACTGCTGGGCGTATGCCGTCAGACGGCGGTCACGCTTATAAAGCGGTACGTGGAACGTGAAGAGATGCAGTCGGGCGCATGGCTCTACGGCTGGAAGCAGGGGAGCCACTATCGGACGACGCAGCAGGCGGTCATCGCATACCAAAGGGGGATCTACAACTATGAACCGTGAACAGACCTACAAGGCGCCGGTAAAGGTGTGCTGGTGCAGAAGATGCAGGGCGAAGACGCCCAGCGAGTACGTGGATTATCCGGAAGAGTTTGAACGGGACAAGATCTGCGCCGTCTGCGGGGCGGTCAAGGCCACGGAGGACATGAACAGCGAGCCGCTGACGCTCGGCTGGAAGATATGGGGGTCGGTGATCCTGTTGTCACTCGTGAGCATGTTCATCAGTGTTTTTGTGTGCGGCAACCTTCCGGCGATGGTCATATCCGGGCTGGTCGGTGTCGCGGTGATCGCCGGAGGGCTGATCGTGACCCATATCCCGGAGAGGTGGCGCAGATGAAGGCCCCGGAAATAACCAGAGCGAGAAGCTGGGACGTTTATTCCGTCCACGCGCTCTGCGTCAAGTACGGCTTCTACACGTTCGGCTGCAACGCCGAGTTCAACGCCATGCTTGAGTACGTGCGGACGCACGAGCCGACGGACGGCGCGATGTACCACGTGGCGAAGGATATCACGCTCTCCAGCGCGTCCGGGCTGACGACTATCGAGAACACGATGTTTCTGCTGGAACGCGAAGCGGTGAACGTGACGTTCACGGTCACATAGGAGGACGCCATGTGCATGATATGCGGATTCACAAAATGCCCGTCCGGGTGTCCGAACGCGCCGGATCCGGAGCCGGTCGGTCACTGCGAGTGGTGCGGGGACCCGATCTATCCGGGTGACGAGTGCTACCAGCTCGACGGGGGACCGATCTACCACGCGGGGTGTCTGAAGGAGAACGCCTTCGACATTCTGACGGAGAACATCGACACCGAATACTTCACCGCCGTCTCCGATCCGGGATGGTACGAGGATTAAGACATGGAACCATTCACAAGCTATTGCACACACTGCCGGAAGCGGACGCCGAGTCACTTTATGGACTTCCCGGAGGACCACGAGTGCGAGGAGATCTGCGCTGTCTGCGACCGGCTGAAACGGGTAAGGCGCGCCCACCCCACAAGGACGGCGCTTCGGAGAATAATAAATCACAGGAGGAAGTAAACATGGAGATTTACTCAGGAATCATTCACAAGGCGCAGAAGATCTGCGTCTACGGGCCGGAGGGGATAGGCAAGACGACGTTTGCCTCACAGGCTCCGGACCCGCTGTTCATCGACCTTGAGAACGGGTCGCTCCACCTGAACGTGAAGCGCACCCAGAGGCCGCAGAACTGGGCCGCGCTGCTGACGGCGGTCGCGGAGGTCCAGAAGGACCCGACGCTCTGCCGGACGCTGGTCATCGACACCGCCGACAAGGCCGAGACGCTCTGCACGCAGTTCGTCGTGGAGAAGAAGAAGGTCGACTCGATAGAGTCCATCGGCTACGGCAAGGGCTACGTCATGGTCGCGGAGGAGTTCAACAAGCTGCTCCAGATGCTGGAGAACGTGAGCGCGTGCGGTATCAACGTCATTATAACCGCCCACGCGGCTATGCGGAAGTTCGAGCAGCCGGACGAGCTGGGCGCTTACGACCGGTGGGAGCTGAAGCTGAGCAAGAAGGTCGCGCCGCTTGTCAAGGAGTGGGTCGACGCGCTGCTGTTCGCCAACTACAAGACCATCGTCGTCACGACCGATAACAACAAGCAGAAGGCGCAGGGCGGCAGGCGCGTCATGTACACGTCGCACCACCCGTGCTGGGACGCTAAAAACCGCTGGGGGCTGCCGGATCAGACGGAGTTTGAGTGGGCCGCTGTCGCGGATCGCGTTCCGGGCGACGCTCCGGCAACAAAACAGGAGAAGGTCAACACAGCCGACGACGGTCTGATCGTCACGGCGGTCGAGGAGACCACGGCTGCCGACGTCTACGCGGCGGGCGAGGCGAAGGGCTACACCGCCGACCAGATAGACAGATCGGTCGTTAAATCTTACGGCAAACTTCCCGCCCAGCTCACGGAAGCGGAAGCGGAAGAAGTCATAAAAAAACTCAATAAATCCAAAGGGAGGACTAAGTGATGGCAGAAGGTTACGCATTTGACTACGAGGACGAGATACAGGACGACGGCGGCAACGGCTTTACGCTGGTTGAAGCGGGTGATTACGGCTTTACGGTCAAGAGCTTTGAGCGGGGGCAGTTCCCCGGCGGGAAGAAGATACCCGCCTGCAAGAAGGTCACGGTCACGCTGGAGCTGAATACCGATCAGGGCGGAGTCCCGGTCAAAGAGGACTTTATACTCTGGTCCACGATGGAGTGGAAGCTGTCGGGCTTTTTCCGCGCCATCGGCATGAAGAAGCACGGCGAGAAGATACGCCTTGACTGGCAGGGCGCGGTCGGCAGGACCGGCGCGGCGCGGATCGGCGTCCGGGACTGGGTCGGCAACGACGGCCAGACCCGCCGGAGCAACGAGGTCGAGAAGTTCTACGACCCGGACGACGCGCCGAAGGCGCAGACTTACGTCGAGAAGAGACGCGAGGAAGCCGTCCCGACGATAAATGACGATGATGACCTGCCGTTCTGATGGATTACGGGCAGATACTGCTCTCGGTCGACGTCACCGACGCCGGAACCGAGGGGCGGGATACGTGGCTGAGGCTGTCGATGGCAGCCAAAGCCGCGGGAGTCCCGTATGAAATATGGGACGAGTGGTGCCGGGGCGACCCGTACCGCTACCACGAGGGCAAGAACCGGAAGGTGTGGGACTCCATCAGCCCGGACGAGGGGATCACCGCCGGGACGCTGGTGCAGTACGCCAGGGATCACGGCTACTGGTCGGAAGCGGGACACCCGATAGAGGATTACATCCAGTACGACGGGGACGAGCTCCAGAGCCCGCGCAGAAGCAAGACCGCGACGGAACAGGCGGCGCAGTATCTGGAGACGCTGTTCAGGCCGGAGGACGTGGTCGGCTACAATCTGCAGGCGGAATACGACGACAAGCGCGACAAGTGGACGCCGTGCACGGCGGGCTCGTACCACTATACCGCCGGTCAGATCCTCGCGGATCTGAAGAGCCACCCGGACGACATCGGGTACGCTTTAGGCGACCCGAACCCGGACGCCGGAGGCTGGATCCGGATGAACCCGCTGGACGGCAAAGGCGCGAACGACCGGAACGTGACGGAGTACCGCTACGCTCTGATCGAGTCGGACGACATGACTACCGATGAGCAGCTCGCGTGGCTGCGTGACAGCGGGCTTCCGCTGGCGGCGATGGTCGACTCCGGCGGGAAGTCCATCCACGGGATCGTCAGGATAGACGCCGGAACGGACCGGAAGCTGTACGACAAGAGAGTCGCGGAGCTGTACGCATGGTGCGCGAAGCAGGGATTTGACGTCGATACTCAGGATAAGAACCCGTCAAGGCTGTCGCGTTTTCCCGGTCTTAAACGCAAGGGACGCGAGCAGCGCCTGATAGGCGTGAACGTCGGACCGGCGTCATGGGACGAGTGGCAGAAGGCGCTCCGGGCGCAGGCTTACGACCTGCCGGAGATAGAGAGCTTCGCCGCGTGGATCGAGGACCCGCCGAAACCGAAGCCGCTGCTCATAAACGGGCTTTTGCGTAAAGGCGCGAAGATGATGATCGCGGCTCCCAGCAAGGCGGGAAAGTCGCTTCTGATGGCAAGGCTCGCCGTCGATCTGGCGACCGGCGGGAAGTTCATGGACAGCTATCAGTGCCAGACATGCAAGGTCTTATACATCAACGGCGAGATAGAGAAGGGCGAGTTCAACGAGCGTCTGCAGGCCGTTATCAAGGGGCTGGAAGTCGACCGGGAATCGCTGCGGGACACGCTGATGATCTGGAACCTGCGCGGACACGCCGCTCCGCTGGAGAAGCTGGTCGCGGAGACGCAGTTCATCCAGATGATACGCGACGCGGGCGTGGACGCCGTACTGCTGGACCCGTTATACAAATTCGAGTGCGGGGACGAGAACAGCGCAGCCGACGCGGCGAAGCTGACGAACGCCATCGACCGCGTTATCAACGAGACCGGCGCGTCCTGCATATACTCGCACCACTTCGGCAAGGGCAACAGCATGGCCAAGTACGACGACCCGCTGGACCGCTCCGTCGGATCCGGAGCGTGGGGGCGGGACGTGGACGCCTACATCTCGCTCACGCCGGTCAAGCGGATCGTCCCGGAGAACGGAGCGCCCATCGGGGAGGACGACGAGATCATCGAGGACGCCCCGCCGACGGAGCGCATCTTCAAGGTCGATCACGTCCTGAGGGCCTTCGCGACGCCGGAGCCGTACTACGTGGCATTCGACTACCCGCTGCACCGGATCGTCAGCGACGAGGTTCTCAACCCGCCGAAGGAGCCGAAACCGAAAGGCAGACAGGAGTATTGTTCAATCGAACGAGCGCTGACCGCCTTCAACGAGATTGAAGCGCTCGACGGCGAAGTCAGTCTGACGGCGCTTGCGGATGAATTAAAGGTCAGCTCGGAGTACCTCTACAAGAAGATAAAAAAGCAGTGGAAAACGACGTTTCAGACCAATCATCAGACCGTCACAAAATACTGAAAATCCCGTGGATGTATGTATTTAATTGCCTATATATATATTTATATACATCCACGTGGATAAAAATCAAAATAACATTTAATCAACACGTGTTTCGCGAGGGTTCGGCGCTCCCCTACGGACGGAATAAATCGCCCGGTGCGATTTTATTCCATCTCCGGGGAGCCGGGAAGCGCGAAAATTTCAATTTCCTTCGAGAGGTGACAAAAGATGAAAAAACACGAGCGCACGTTCATTGCCGGTCTGATCGCCTGCGTGGTCGCCTGCGCCGCGTGCGCCGCTCTGGTGGCGCTGGACGATATGGACAAGACGCCCGCGCCGGAGACGGCGGCGGAGCCGGTCACACCGGTACCCGTCGCGCCGGGGGCCCTGAAGCCCTGCCCGCGCTGCGGCGGTCAGGCTGCCGAGCTCGCGGACTGGGTGCAAAGCTGGTGCCAGTGCGGGGAGTGCGGGTTCCGGACGCCTGCCAGACTGTCGGCGGAAGACGCGCGGAAGCTCTGGAACTCGTGCGAGTATTACGGAAAACCCTACGCGGGGGAACAGGTGACCGGCGATGAGTGAGCCGCTGAAAGAACGGATAAGCCCCTGCGCCGGGTGCCAGAACAGATTCATCGGCTGTCACGCCCACTGCGACGAGTTTTTACAGTGGCAGGAGGAGAAGAAACAGATCAACAAGATGAAGCAGGCGAACGATCTGGACAACAGGCCGTACCGGATGGATGAACGAAAAAAGGTACGGTGGAGACGATGGAATTAAACAAAGGAGGATAACAACATGGACTGGAAAAAGTCAATGACAACACTGACGCCCAACGGACGCGGTGCCATAGCCAGAACGGTGCGCTATATATCGCCCGGAACGGGCTGGGCGATCGAGTCCCGGAAAAGGCCGATAGCACACGCCAACGGCGAAGGGTACTGGATGTACACGGCCTACTACCTCATCAGACCGGACGGGACGGAAACAGAGTACCACAGCCTCAAGGACGCGAAGACGGCAGCGGAGGGAGAGTATGATAATAAGCAGTAAAGTAGGGGGACCTCGCTCCGATGGTGATTATGATTATGTAGTCTATTGGATTAGGTGCGACGGCTGCGGAAAAGATTATGGATATGACGAGTCACACCCGTTACTGAATTTTTCGGATGTAGTAACCTTGAAAAAACGCCTGGGATTTTTGTCGACCAACAGAAGCGGCGCGTGGCGCGAGTATTGCCCGGAATGTCGCAAAAAGATGCAAACGGAGGATTACAAAAAATGAAGATAACACTTGAACTGCCGGACTCGACGAAGTGCGCGTTTGTGGATTACGTCTACTATGAGCGGGGCGGGATCGTGATGCGGTCACAAGGGCTGGACACCGGCGATCTGGTCGACGGCGCGGAGATAAAGATAGCGGAGGACGGCAATGGCAAGACGAACTAAGCCCTGCGAGTTCTGCGAAACAGAACAATGGTGGTCGGAGGAAGGATCGCCCGGTCATCAGATACATACCGAGGTCTACCCGGAGCATAACGTTATCAGCTTCACGAGCTTTGCGAACAACACGCTGGGTGAATCGGAAGAAATGTGCAGTCAGATCGAGATGAACTACTGCCCCGTGTGCGGGAGGAAATTGATATGAGGATTGACACACTTGAGCTGACGGTAGAAGCGAAGCTGACCATCTCCGATCAGACGATAGAGCGGTGTCTGAAGGTGGTCGAAATGTGGCTTGAAGATAACCCCGACAAG